CATGAAAGAATGCATTTAAAACCATTTAATGAGTAAAAAGAAAAAATCAATGTTCGGGGTGAATACATACGCCCACGAACAACCTCGAAAAAGGCCCGGACGTCACAAAAAGAACAGAAATAAACACGAAAAAAGAATGGGAAAATATCGTGGAAAAGGTAAAAAAGGACGTTGACAATTATCCCCTGATATCCTATATATAGGATATGAAAGCCAAAAGTATAAATTTAAAAGTAAGCAATATTTCTCAAAAACAATGGTCTAACTTAATCATTGAACTAAATTTAGTTGCAAAAGCATGGAGACCTTATGGTCCTCTTATTAAGATAAAGGCCCACAACTTAGATCGTATATTAACATGGGGAAGAAGAACAAATGACGATAAAGAAGATAGAAGAAGCAGCAAGACTTTGGAACAAAACAAAAGACCCTAAATATAAAGATTTATGGTATAAATTGGTGAAGGAGTTTGCAGATGGTAAAGACATTAATAATATTAATACTTCTGTTCGACGGAACATTAATAAGCGAGCCATTAGAATTTGAAAAACCTGTAACAGTTGTAGATTGTTTACTATTTGCTGATGACCATAGAGAAGGGATTGCTGAGTATAAAGAATTTAAGGATGCTATGAAAAACGGTTGGTATTTAAATGATGGTCGAGGAACAGTCCAAGGATTTATTTGTGAATAATTTTTTAATAAGTATCTTTATAATCATTCTAATCTACGGATGTATTATTGGGTTATTATTGCTATGGAATAAAGAAGAACCCATCGCTAAGAGGGAATCGAAACGATAGGTTATTGTGGTGAGAAGATTTAAGCCACTATCATAATCTTGCCACATTGTCAAATTGTTTCAGCAGGGGCACACGTGAATCTAATATAAACTTGATGTTTATTGACTTCAGATCTTCCGATCTCTTCCATTTTATTTGTAGATTTTTCATATCCCGCGAGCAGGCAATCATACATATCCCTGTACTTTTCAGGCCATTCATAGGGCTGAAGGCAACTCGTATGAGCATAACTACACATTATTAATGTTAATATAATTTTCATCTTGACAAATCTCCATTCACTCCTATATATTGCTCAGAAATAAATGAAAGGACATATGACCGATATAACTAAATATAGAAACGTTTCTTTAACAAAAGAAACTTATAGCACATTAATATCCTTGTCTAAAGTTTTATTGCCAGACGCCAAACTTTCTATCAGCAAGACTGTAGAATGTTTAGCAAATGAAAAAGCAAAAAAACTTAACGGCAAATCGAAAGATAAAAAATGATAGCCATTTGTATAAATTGTAATGGCAACGGATTCATTAGAATAAAAGACCCCGAAGATGGTGATATAAATATTCACCAATGTTGGGAGTGTGAATCAAAAGGTGAGATTAAACATGAAGATACTAATAATTATTGGAATTACACTCCTATTAAGTAATTGTAGTAAACTAGATATGGATGGTTTTGATCCAGCCACATCAACATTCAAGTGGATAATTGAGAGAGGAAATAAATGAGAGAAAGTGATATAGCATATCTAGCTGGTTTATTTGATGGCGAAGGAAGCCTTCAATGTAAAAAAGGCTGGGAAAAGAAAAAGAAACATAAAGGAAAAGGATATAGAATGTCCAACTCTATGCGCATTAGCATGGAGATAGCCATGACGGACGAATCAGTAATTCGTTGGGTGCATGAAACTTTAAATGTAGGTAGTGTAATTAAAAGAAACATTAAAGGTTTAAACAAAGCTGGAAAAAAATATAAAACCCAATGGCGTTGGAGATGTACTTTTAGAGAAGCGTATTATGTATGTCGTTTAATATGGCCATACGTACAAGTAAAATTACATAAAGTAGAACAATTAATAGATCACTACTCACCCGATCATGTATTTAATGAAAATGTAGTGAGTCTACAACAATATAGAGAGGCAATGACATTAGAATGACAGATAAAAAACAAGAAGTACAGTATGGGGTATTTACATGGGGACCATGTATAGTTCACTTAAAAATTTCAGAAGATTTTCATAAACTTTTAATGGAAGAAGCTAACGCTAGTAGAGTTAAAGAATTAGATTATAGTGAGAAGCTGGCTGGAGTTATTAAAGAAGAATATATGTTTCGTAAGAAAGAAATATTTCTTCCATGGATAGCTCAAATTTTAGGAATTTATGATGAAGCATTTCAAAAACATAAGAATCTTCGTTATAAACCTGAGGATAAACCTAACTATTTACTATCATCTTTGTGGGTTAACTTTATGAAGAAGAATGAATTTAATCCACCACACGATCACTCTGATGAATTGTCATTTGTTATATTCTTAGACGTACCTCCCGAAATTACTAAAGAACAAGACGCATATGACGGTAGATCTGGTGGACCTGGATCACTTGGATTTTTATACGGTGAGGGAAATAGACAATCTATAACTTATCAATCAGTTAAACCTACTAATAGAGATATGTTTATCTTTCCTGCGTGGGTAAAACATTATGTTGCACCATTCTATTCTGATGTGACTAGAATATCTGTCGCTGGTAACGTAGCTAACTCAGTTCAATTAAAAGATATGAAAAAATATAACGAAGCTAAAAAAGTACATACGGAGAAAAATAAAAATGAGTAAGAAATCCACAGGTAAAAAATGGGATGGAAAATCAAGGGTTTCCACAGATTTGTACCGAAAAAGATGGGATGAAATTTTTAAAAAAAATACTAAGAAAGAAAAGCTAGAGGCAACTAAAAAATTTTTAGAAGAGGTAGCAGATAGGAATGGATTTTGAGAATTCTAATAAATAGAATCGCGTTTAACATCGGATACGCGTATGGTTATTTAAAAATTCGATGCAAACTAATAAAGGAGAAGAAATGATAACAAAAAATGAACTGTATGCAGGAACGGACGGAATATTTAAGCATACAATGAGCTTATCCACAGGTTTAAAACCTTGGATGTTCTTAAGAGAATACGTACAAAATGGATTTGATGCTCATAAGAGAATTGATTCCGATAACAAAAAAGTCATAGTTGATTTTGATCACCTGTATTATTATGAAAATAAAGTTTTTAAACTTTGTTTCATTGATAATGCTGTGGGGATGAGTGCTATTGAATGTGAAAAATATTTATTAAAAATGTTTGACACGTCTGGCACAGATAAAAACTTTGGTATCGGTGCAAAGATCAGTGGTGCAAAAAGAAATAAAACTATTTTAGTTAGAACTAAAAAGAAAGGTGAACCAGCGGGTTATATGTTTGTCTTAAATATAACTGATGATGGTTATTATTTAGAACAATTTGATAATAATAAAAGATATCTCGAAATAGATATGAAAGAGTTTCCACGTCAGATTCAAGAGAGTGGACACGGGACTGCTGTTACATTCTTAGGTCTAAGTGATACTGATGACACTATGGCCACGTGGTCTGACCACGGACTGCCTAAAGGAGAATGGAAAGCTGCTATCTTAAATGATACTTTTTTTAGATTACCAAGTAAGATTGATTTGTTTTGTAGAATCAACTATCACAAAAGAACAGATCAAATGGAGTTTGATGAAGATAGTAATAACTTTAATTGGCGTCAAAGCGATGGAGGAGAGTGTCGTTTAGCTAACTTAAAAGGAACTGAACATGAATATGATTCTGCGAGTAAACAAAAAGGTGTTGTTAATTTAAAGGACGGCACGAAGATTCACTGGTTTATTCTAAAAGATAATAAGAAACATGGTTTCTATTTAAGAAGAAGAAAGAGCCGAATCGCTTTTGTTTATGATAATGAAAATTATAATACTAAGTTTGGCGCTCGAGCTGACTTTCCAAGCTGGAATATACACTATTGCTCAGACAGAGTGGCTTTGTTCGTAGAAGTTGATTCGAAAATTTATAAGCCAGATGTTCATCGAAAATACTTAAAGAAAGTAGGTAGTTCTATTCATTCTGAATCTACTGGTAGTGAATTACCTGTGGAAGAATGGCAAAAAGAATGGAGAGAATATTTTCCTATAGCAATCAGTAAGGAAGAAGAATCAGTTGCTGAGAATGCCGAGTCTAATGAAATAGATTTAAACACTTTAAAAAATCTACCCTTTATTAAAGACCAAGATCTAGGTACGACTAACCCTGAAGGGTTTGACGTTCAAGAAGATATCGAAGACGCTTTAACTAAAGCGATTCGTATCTCAGAAGAAAAGAAAAAAAGAAGTAAGATAAAGAAACGAGGTCCCGGTTTTGGTGATTTAGATGATTACATCAGAAGAAAATCTGAAAAATCTTCTAAGAGTAAAGCTGTAAGTGCTGAACCTAACTTCATGCCACATAAAGTTACACAGATTAGTGCGGAAGATGAAGATCATGAGTTGTACGGGTGGGCTTCTAAGTATGTTGAAAATAATGATGAGGTCATCATTAATAGTAAATATAAAGGATTGTCTAAATGCATAGAGATCTACATGCCTAAGTTAAACAACCCCCAACAAGCTAAGAAGATACGAGAGTTTATTGTAAATGCTTATGTGGATAGATTAAAGCTGGCTATCTGTCAGGCGAAGATGATTAAAGGTACTCTAAAGTTAGAGGACTTTGAAGTCATGACATCTAAACAAGCATTAACAATGGTTGTATCTCCTAATGTTAGAGAAGATTCCTTCCTAAGAAAGGAAATAAGTAAAATGAGGTCTTAATGAAAAAAATAAAACTTAAAATATTAAAAATGATCCAGCATACATGTCACAAGATTGGTGACTGGGCTTGGTTGAAGAGAATATTATTACTGAATGAAAAAAAGAGATAAGTATAAATATATTACTGCTACACGGCACACGGACCACGGATCAAGGACCTATGATATAAATGGGGCTAGACTTCCGTCGGTGACTACTATATTAGCCAAAACAAAAAATCAACAATTCTTAAAAGACTGGAAGGCCAAAATTGGAGAAAAAGAAGCAGAGCGAATTAAAAATCATAGTTCTAAACGGGGAACATCCATGCACAAATTCTTGGAATCTCATGTACTCGGAACTGGGTACGATGATCTTACGTGGATTGGACAAGAGGCGAAGCCCATGGCCAAAAAAATTATTGAAGAAGGTTTGCTCCCTGTGGAAGAATACTACGGCTCGGAAGTCACATTGTATTATCCTGGGTTATACGCTGGCAGCACTGACTTGGTTTGTAATCACAATGGTTTAGATACTATTATCGATTTTAAACAAGCGAATCGCCCAAAGAAGGTAGAGTGGATTGAGGATTATTTTTTACAAATAGCCGCGTATTGTATGGCACATGACGAGGTTTATCAATCACAAATTAGACAAGGTATTATTATGGTATGTACTCCTGACCTATATTACCAAGAATTCAAGTTTCAAGACGCTGACTTAAGAAACTGGAAACATAAATGGTTGAAGAGATTAGATATGTACCATGAATTAAAATTTGACGAGAAAGAAAAAGCAAATATAAAAATGAATGCAAAAGATTTCTTAGAAGAATCTGAAAAAGAAAAAAAAGAATTAAAGGAATCTTATAAGGAATCAGTTAGACAAACAAAGGAGAGAACCTGAACGTAATTACAAGTGAAACTATCGAAGAGGAAACATTAAATTATACAATTTTTCATTGGGGACCCTTACTGTTTAGAACTAAGATTAAACCTGAAGATGTAAAAGCTTTAAGAAAACTGTGTGATGAAAGTAATGAGGACTGGACTGATAATTTGGCTGGTATCATTAAGGGTGAATATAAGATTGATTCCCCTACCTATACTAAAATTATAACACCTTATCTAAGAGCGTATGCGGTCGCCTATAAGAAATGGTATGGTATTAAATTAAATGCTGTTGAAACAACAGCTGCATGGGTTAACTTTATGAAATCTGGTGAATCTAACCCACCGCACATACATCACAACTGTCATCTATCTAGTGTGTTAGTATTGGATGTGCCTGATGTTATAAAGGAAGAACAAAAAGCATGGAAGGGTACCGGAGATGGCCCTGCTGCGTTAAACTTTTTTGTTGGTAATCCACAAAATTTTCATGTTAATACATTTGGGTTTAAACCGGAGGTTGGAGACTTTTTTATTTTTCCATGGAACTTAACTCATTCTGTATCAACTTTTAAATCTGATTCGACACGAATCACAGTAGCTGCGAATTTTAAAGTGTCTGATGAAAATATTTTTGCAACAAAAGAGGTGCCTGATGGAAAAAAAGAAACCTAGAATTTATATAGCCATGCCGTGCTATGACACGATGAAGGTTGAGACATGTGTAAGTATATTAAATACTTACGCAGTACTAGCTAAGTCGGGAGTTGAGTGTATCTTTAAATCTGTTAAATCTTCTCTTGTAACGCACGCGAGGAATCTATTGACTGCTGGTTTCATGGGGTCTGGTTATGACTATATGTTATTTGTTGATGCGGATGTAGAGTTTTCACATGAAACTGTACTTAGAATGTTAGTCCCTGAAAAACAGATCCTTGTTACACCTTATAGATTGAAAGAGAATCCGAATCAGGTAAGATACCCTGTTGAATTTAAGGACCCTAATAATATAAAAATTTTACCATTTGATTTAGTGGAGTTAAAGTCTGCTCCTGCTGGTCTGATGTTAATTAAACGTAGTGTATTTGATACATTGATGAAGAAACATTATGAATTAAAATGTGAGTTTCCGGAAGACGCTAGATCTAAGATGAATATTGAAATTGGCGCAGGCTCCGATGTAATTGATAAGTATATGTATAATTTTTGGGATACAAGCTTTGAGGATCATGAATGGAAGGGTGAAGACCTTGCTTTCTGTAAGCTGGCTCAAGACGCTGGTATTAATATATACGCGAATCTCGATTCATGGACCACGCATCATGGATCATGGGGCTTTCGAGGCACCTTCGGTGATTCGTTAAAGAAAAAGGAGGATAAATGAGAGAACAAATATATAAAGCTTTAATGGTACGCTACCAGTTCCAGATGGAAGACGCACTACTTAAAATAGATATGTTAATGGCATCCCCACAAGCTGTGATTGTAGAACACACAAATATCACGGGTGAAATTGACAAATTGTTACACAATGTTGCTGAAGCTAAGGAGAATATGGCGACTTTGAGGCAATATTATGGCACAAATTAGATTTTATGGTACCATATAGTGCGCTGAAAAGTTTTAAAAAAATTTATAAATTTTTTTTGGAGCAAAATAATTGGTACTTTGGTACTTTGAGCAATTTAACCGCATAAGTACTGGCTTAAAGTGGGACCAATTATGGACCAAATGTGGTTTTTGGTACCAAATAATTGGTACCATGTCAAATTAACCGCATAAACACTCACTTCACAAAAAGGCCTATCGGGCGCGCGAGGAAACTTTTTGAAACTTTTTAAACTTTTCAGATCCCTATATAGATGCTAGAAGGTGACATGCCTATGAAAAGAAGAAAATTTAACGTCACTACTACAACTCCCGTTTTACCTTTTCCTAAAGTCCGTGTGGAGTGGATTGATATCTTGAGTGATTCGGGCTGGGCTAGCGATAAAGAATTTGATAAAATGAAATTAAGTTTTCCTGTCAATGAAGGTTGGTTGTACAATAAAGATAGATACGCAATTAAATTATTTGCTTCTTATGATAAGGATGAGGACGGTAGTTTTACTTTCGGGGATCGGACGATGATTCCACTTTCTGTGGTAAAGAAGATTCAGAAGATTTAGGTGTCTCAATTGATTCGCCCTCAACAATGTTTGCATTTAAGAGAGGTGCATAGTCGTCTAAAATTTGTTTCATTTTTGCTTCTAGTTGTTCTTCTGTTAGGTCCTCTAGTTTACCTGTTTTTATTATTTTTCTATCTATATACAATCCTGCTGCTTTTCCCCTATTGGCTTCAGCATTTACAGCGCTGGAAAAACTTCCTTTCTTTAAAGCGGCTTCTCTCAATCTAGCTAGTTCTGCTACGTGTCCTTCATAGGTCACTTTAAATTTTTCTAATTTTTCCTCTTTGAGTCTACCCATATATGTTGCCACAAGCGGTGACTGTCTAGGATTCATTAGTTCAGATCCTTCTTGTCTTGCTCTCTTTTCAGAATAACCAGCTAGCTTAGCTGCCTCACCTTGGGAGACTGGTCCGTCTGGTCCACCGAATACTATAAATTCTGCGAATCGCTTTTGCATTTCGGTTAATCTTTTTGGAACTCCCATGGTTGACAATTTAAGGTAACTATCCTATATTGTCAAGGTATGAAAGATAAACGTACTTATACTAAATTGAAAGAACATGGAGAAGATATGAGCCACGAAAATGAGCGAAAGCATTCTAATACTGGTAGCAGTACTGGAGAGTTGTCTTTCTTAATTGAACAACACAAGGAAGAAATTTGGGAATTTAGGCAGAAAGAAATGGAATGGATTAAAACTAAAAATCAACTGGAGGGTAATAGAAAAATTGTTGAAGAGTTATCTGTTTTAATAATAGATTTAAAAAAAAGAATTGATGAGTTGGAAAATTCTTTATCTATTGGGCTGGATGTCAATGATAGATATCAGAGAGAAAAGGCAACCTTACAAAAAGAGGTTGACAGATTAGAAGAAGAGAATAGTAACATCCAACGTATAGATTCTTCCCATCAAGACTTGAATGGTGAACTGAGACGTGAAAATAAACATCTTAAAGAGCAGGTCGATGCTTTAAGAACACAATTAACCAAGGCGGGTTTTTGAGAGTACAAGACTTACAACAATTTTTATCTTCCTTCACTGAAGGATCTGAGGCAATAAAGAATGCAATTATTTTAACGGA